CTGCTGCTTTGATTGTTTGGAATGCTTTTGATGGACTTGCGCCAGTATTACTGTCACTGCCATTCGGTTTTACATATAAGACATTCTGATAGTCTGCCTCACCAAGAGGTGTTGGTGTGCCCCAACCAGATGAAGTCTTAGGACCATATAATTCTTTCTTAACACTATCAAAGTAATAATCGTTTACTTTACCTAGTGTGCTGAGAGGTGCTACGACACCAGAAAGAATTTGCTCAGAGAAAGAAATAGTGGTTGTTGGCCAAGCACCATTTTCCTTAGGACCATATAGGTCGTTGGTAGAAGTATCTAACCAGAAGTCTCCATTAGCACCATCCCCCGATGTAGGTGCTGCAGGACCGCTTAGTAATTCACCACCATCTGCTGACCCAGCTTGCAACTGGTTGATGGCAGCAACAACACTTGGTAAACCACTAGCAAGTTGGGTGATATCACCCACATCACCAGCGAGAGAGTTAATCTCCTGACGTTGTTGGTCAAAGGTATAACTTTTGGGGACGTTTCTTAGTGCCATTACTTACCAGCTATTTCTCGTAGAAGATGTTTAATTTCGGACAATTCGCCTTTCAAAGTTTCTACATCTGACTGAAGATTTTTAATAATCCCTGAGGCAGATGTAGATCTTTTACTATTTTCAAATAAACTTTTATCTGTATTTATTATGGCACCAGTAGTGTTATCACGGTAGAGGTCATCATGCCCCTCTACCTTTGAAAATTTATTCATTAGTATGCCGCTACAATTCTCGCGTCTTGAATCTTTGGAATGTAACAAGGATTAGAAGACTTCATAACAATCTTCACAGCAAACGATGCAAATTCATTTAAATTAGAAACACTATACTTATGCTCTTTATATGAAGACTGTGATTCAAACAATCCAGAAATTGCTGCTTCGTTAGAAGGAATAACTTCTGTATCAGGTAAACCACTACCATTAATTGCGACCCACTCAATGTCATCAAATACCAATTGAGAATTTACAGGTTTTACCTTGTAGTAAACCTCGACATCATCTTGCTCTGCCATATTTGCAGTAAGTCTGATTTCTACCGTTGTTGCTGGATTTGCAAGCGTTACTTCTTTAGTTACATATTTAGACAATGAAGTGCTATTCTTGGAAGTATCATCCGAGGTAAACAATACACCAGAGCTATATTCAATTGCAGAAACTTCAACAAATCCTGGGACAGACTCATTTAAGTCTGTTTGGTCTTCTGGAGAAATATTTTGATGCCATAAATTATCACCAACTCTAATAATATCACTTACTTGATTGACTCCTTGGTCAGAAGAGTTTCTTGCAAAATTTCCAGTAGCAGCTGATGTGTAATCTCCATCTATTGGTGCTTTTTCTTCAAGGACAGTAAGAGTTTCTGTTTTTTCATCCCAAGAAATGATGGTGCCATAAATTTTGTTACCAAATCTATCTGTTAGATTTTCTTGATATGCTTCAACCTGTGTATCAGGAGTAAAGTCACTAATCACTCTAGTCACACCGTTTGGATTTACTGCGACATTAGTAAAATCTTGGACACCAAATGTTAATGTTTCACCTGCCAAGAATACACTGGAATTCTTAACTTTTGCATAAACCAATGACCCAACAACTTTGACAATATCTGCTCTACAGTTTGATGTATCACCTGTAACACTTTGGTCAACAGTTGGAATAATTGGGTCGCCGTTAGAATCAACAGGAAGATTTGTTACAGTAAATTTATAAATTGGATAGAAAGATAGAAGTTTGAATCTTCTGCCAAATCTAATTTCATTACCTTCTGGTTTATCAATTTGTGTAGAGATACACTTGACAGAAGAAGACCTCAAATCAATGACAGGTGATAAATTATCTTTAGTTGTAGAGAATGTAAATTTATATACTAAAGAATCATCAATGTTATTTTTAATTTCATTGAAAGATGAAGCGATTACTTTTTGATTATCGAAGAAATGCTCTTCATTCAAGAAAGTAGTTTCGTAGTCTGTTTGCTGATATGATGTATAATTTGTGCCAGCAGAGTCTTGTGGAATTATATTTGTAGTTTTAACACTTACATTGAATGGAGTTTCACTGAAAGAGAGATAACCAATCTTAGGATATAGTTTTTCATATTTTCTATTATAAGAAGCAAGGACTGTACTTCCTCCACCAAAAGTGCTAGACCCAGCTCCAAGATTTGATGTAATGTTATAAGAATTTAATCCAGAGTTAGAAACTTGGAATAATGTGCTATTCAAATAATCTCCTTCAATACCACCAACATCTACTGCTTGGCGTAGTGTGACATATGATTTGCCAGAGTCTTCAAAACCAGAATCTTTGTGATTTACTCTGATAATCTTGTTATTATTGCGGAATAGTAAAGAATCTGCACTATCATTTGAAGACGAATCAGTTTGAATGGGATTATTATCTAACAATTCATATCCTAATTCTTCATTAGTCAATAGGACATTTGCAGGAGTATTAGTAACAAATACTGCTCTACGCATCACAAACTTAATATCTTGACTCAAATCCTCAGTCCACGAATCAACATTCTGTGACCTGTATACAGACCCAAGAAGTGGTTGTTGTGTGATGACTTGTGATGTAGAGATGTCAGTTTCGCCAAGACGTGAAGACCATACTCTAAAATCGGTTGAGTCAGTTTCAATGCTCAAAGAGTAATCTGTATTATTCTGAAGATATACGGGATGGTCAAATTCAAATCTGGTTGGAGATACAGAATCTAGTGTCTGACCATCTTGTGGGTCAACCGAAACACCCATTCTGACAGCAGGTGTATCAATTTCCAAGATTGGATTGATTACTGCTTCTCTACTAATAGACCCATTGGGTCTAAGAATAATAGATGGTGCGTCAGTATAACCAGACCCCTCTAACAGAATAGAAGTATCAAACACTTCTCCATTTGAGATAGAGACGTTTGCTACTGCATTACTACCTCCTGGTAGTTGTGGACTTTGAATTACTAACGTTGCAGATTCATATCCCTCACCATAATCAGAAATTTCTAATCCTACAATGCGACCAGAATCTTTAGCAATAGTGACAGATAAAGTAGAATTATTTAAAGCATTGAATTCAATCAATGAAGGAATTGCAAGGTTTTCATTTTGCTGGAATGAGAGTCCTTCTAGGCTAGTGTAATTTGAAAGGACCAAAGTGTAAACTTGGTCGTTGTTTATAGATACCGTATTTTGTAGAGTTGGAAGAAGTTTATTTCCATTCTGGTCAACAACTTCTTTAACAATGCCCTTAACACCAGAAGAGAATCCAGAGACAGTTTCTCCAATAGTTAAATTCAGAGTGCCACTAGAATAAATCTTCAAATAAGTGTCAGTAGACTTAACTACTTCAGTACCTGGAATAACATATGTGCCAGGTTTACCTGAGTTTGTATCTGTTAGGTAAACTCTAATTGGTAGAGTTTCACTCTTTTGTGAGAAGAATAAATCAACACCAGTAACAAAACATCCACCATCCATATTTTCGACACGGAATGTTTGTGATAGAGGACTTGGTTTTGCCTGAGTTGATGCATTGTCAATGAATTGCACACCTTCAGACCCTTTCAAGAATGAAGGCACTGTAGAAATAATCGAAGCAGGTTGATTTGGGAATGAGCCTACAGAATAATATTTGCACTCTGCAAAACTATCAACACTATCATCATTTCTATCTTCTTCACTTGTAGTGAATCTAATAGTCTTAATACCAGTAGTAAAGTTTAACTCTTCAGCACCCTCACCTGTTTCATATGTAACGCTATTCAAATCACCTGTCCACGAAGCATTCTGTAAAGGAGCTGTGCCTGCAGGGAAAATAAGTAGTCCGCTTGCATCACCATTTGCATCAGTTTTAATAGCAGTGCCATCTTCATTTGCACCGAATGGTCCAAGAGAGTTGCCAGGAATGCCAGTATATCTAACGTCTTGACAAATATATCTTACTACGTTTCTACCTTCGATGAATGCATAGAATTTTGTATTTGGTTTTAATCTACGAAGATTAAATTTAATTGCTCTAGACCTAGAGTAAAGTTGCAATGAGGAAGCAACAGTGTTTTGTCCATTATTTACTGTATTGATACCTTTACCAATCTCATTATTTTGTGGACTAATATTAGATGACGTAGAAACTTTAGCAGCAACTACGTTAGTCTCAGTGTTGGATGTGACATCATTAAGAGAGCTGATGTTAAAGAATGCTCTGTTGGTGCCAATCCAATTAGTAATGTAGAAATTATTTAAACTCGAATATCCTTCTCTTGCATCAGATTTATTTACAAATACAGAGAATACCTTAGTGTCATTATTCAATACATTTGGCACTTGTCTATTATCATACCAATGGTCAATAGAAGGAGAAATAGATGCATCTCCAACATATTGGACAACTACAAATGGATTTGGATTAATCTTTCCATCTTCTGTAGCAAATTTATTAGAAATAAAATCTTGCTCTGTATATGGAAGAGTAATTAAACTATTTGTTTTTTGATATCCTGCAACAGACCTTTCCTGACTTGTAGATACCACCTCTTGTAGACCATAAGAATTCTCAACTGTTGGTGACGCCAAGACGGACTGCTGAGTATCAATAGAGCATTTATAATCTAGTGACTTAAGATTACCAATCGCATGATTCTCAAAGTTGTCTACAATGATACCAGACTTGAATCTGTCTAGACCGATATCATCTTTGATTTGTGTATTGAATGTTTGCTGCTCAAGAATGCTTAGAGTGGTGTAATACTCTAGACGCTCAACACGCTTCTCCAACTTACCAATGTCACGCATCGTGTAACG